GGACAACGCTCTGCGCGCTCCGACCGATGGCGGCTATGAGTTTACGCGCCCTCGCAGCACCAGGCGCCAGCGCAAGACATTCTCCACCGGGTTCACGTCACTAAGCCACTTGAATTATCTCGCGATGTGTGCGTTTTATGACGCACACGAAACGTCACTTGCGTTCACCTATATCTTCCCACCAACTGGGGAGGTGAAGGTGGTTCGGTTCGCTGAGCCAATGAGCGACAAGTGGACCGGTGTCGGCACCACAAATCTGTGGGACGTGAAGATCAAGCTGAAGGAAGTTTAATGGCCCGCCCTCTGTCTGTGGCATCGGTAATCGACAAGAACAAGCTGGCGTCGGACAACGCTTGGCTCATCTTCCTGGATATCGGTGTCGTTGACCCCAACACTCGTCTGCTGGTGGAGACCCTGCGCGTCGTCAGAAATGATGAGGCGACTGTGTTCGGTGGCGAAATCTACAGTCCTGCGAACTTCGGCTTCTCGTTCAACCAGGCGAGCGGTGAAGAGCCGAGCGTAACCCTGACGATCCAGGATCAAACGACCTACATCAGCGAGCGTATCGATGCCTACTCAGGCGGCGCCAATTTCACCGTGACCTTGACGATCGCCAACTCGGCACGTCTCGACCAGGCGCCGGAGCTCCAGGAAGAGTTTCGAGTGAACTCGATCACGCATAAGAACTATGTCATCACAGCGATGCTTGGCTCAGAGAACCTTCTCGCCATGCGCTATCCGCCAACCACGCAGTTCCAGGATCGGTGTCGGTTCCGATACAAGGGGCCGCGATGCAAGTATGCCGGCGCGATGTCCTCGTGCGACTACACGCGCTCTGGAGACAACGGTTGTGAGGCTCACAACAATGTCGTGAACTTCGGCGGCTTCTCTGGGCTTCGCCCCCTGAATATCTAATTTCAGCTTGTATGTGTGGCATAACACAGCTACACTCTCCTTGTGACAGCTGATATACCGACCGATCTCTATGTGGATCTTATTGGAACGCCATGGCTTCGTGGTGGTCGTGATTCTGCGACTGGTTTGGATTGCTTCGGCCTTGTCCGCACCATGTTCGCTCGTCTCGGTAAGACAGTCCCCGACTTCGACTCCCCAGGCTCCAAGGAGCTCATGGAGCAGGTGATCGACCGCGAGGCAAAGACCTGGCGGCGTGTGGAGCGTCGGCCTGGCGTGTGCCTTCTGATGCGTGTGCAGGGCTACCGCGCGCACGTCGCCTTCCAGTTGACCGATGACAAATTCATCCACGCCTCCGATCCGGCTGGCGTGATGCTGGGGCGCATTAGCCTGAACTCAAACATCATTGCGGCGTATGATTATGACCCAGCTTGAGACCTTGCCGACAGCAGTGATCGAGGACGATATCGTCAAGATCGCCATCGTCTACAATGCGTTCGACCCGGCTGACGCCGAGCGTCACGACATGACCTTTGTGCCTGGCGCGATGCTGGCTGATTACCTCGGTGATCTGCCGACCGAAGCCGAATGGAAGGTCGGCGTAAACGGCGAGCCGATTGAGGCAGAAGATTTCAGCACCAAGCTTGTTGAGGCAGATGATTGCATCACGATCGTCCAGGTTCCGCTGGGCGATGCGGGCAAAGCGATCTTGCAGCTCGTGGCGATGGTGGCTGTCGCTGTGGCCGCAGTATTCGTGCTTTCGGTCGCCGGCCCATACGCTGCTGCCGCGTTCCTGGTGGTCGCTTCTGCGCTGACGATGCTGGCGTTTGCTCCGAAAGTCCCGAAGCAGAAAGACCAGGAAGACACAGCTTCCTATGGCATCGACGGCGAGAAGAACACCGCAATCGAAAACATCCCCGTCCCGGTGGTCATCGGCGAATACCGTGTCGCCGGCAACCTGGTGGATGTCTACACGCAGAATGTTGGAGACTCGCAGTATCTATACATGCGGGCGGTTATCAATGACGGCGAAATCGAAGGCGTCTATGACGTTGAGATCAACGAACAGCCTGCCGCCAACTTCAAGGATGTCACAACTCGCGTTCACCTCGGCTCCGAAGACCAGGATGTCAACGACTGGTTCACCAACTCCATTCGCCTGGTGAACAAGGGTCAGAAGTTCAACGACACGTCAGTCCTGAGCCATGTGACCACATCGAATTGCGACCGTGTGCGCTTCGATATTGTGTTGCCGCAGGGTCTTGTGAACATTCATGAGAAAAAAGGCACATTCCGCAATCAGTCTGTGAATTTCACGACCTACTATCGCCTGCAAGGGACGCCTGACTGGAAAGAGCTGTATGGCGAGTCCTGGGAGAGCGTGCCGTCAATCTCCGGCACGAGTGGTCTCATTGAGGATACCGGATCGTTCCGCGTAAATGTCGTCGCTGACTCTGCCTATGGTTCAACCAACCAGGTTGTGACCGCATCCTACCGTGTCCCCGGTGGCAGCTGGGTTGAGTTTGGCCAGAGTTCCGTCACGCCGAAAGAATACTCAGGCTATGTCGAGGACTATTCTTTCTTAGGGTCGATCCGCAATAGCTTCCTCCAAGGCGGCGGTGTCATCTCGAACAACCGGTCATTCACCGCAACTGGACTTCCGGTGGGCGATTATGAAGTTCGCGTCGTCGGGGGCACCTTCATCTCAGCGCAAAGGTATCGCAGCAACAATACGAATCATTGGACGGTCACTGACAACCGCACCAAGCCGACCCGTCATACCTTTGAATGCGCCACCTTCCCTGAAGGCAACGGCATCTATGAGCTGCGGATCAATCGCACCAACAACCCATCGACGGACAAGTTCATCATCGATGAGTGCTGGCTGACGGACGTTGGCGAGATCGACATCAACCCTGTGGCGCTGCGCGGCGCTGCGACCATTTCTGCACGCATCCTGTTGACCGATCAGCTGAGCAATGTGCCCGGCATCACGGCGCGCGTGAAGGGTTCGCTGCTTCAGGAATACGACATCGAAGGCAACTCGACCATCAAGCGCTGGAGCCAGAACGCAGCGTGGGCGACACTCGACACCCTGGTGGGTGCTGAGCGCGGCGTTGGCTATCAGTCAAAGCGCATCGATTGGGCAAAGTGGTATGAGTGGGCGCAAGACTGCGACACCTACAACTGGAAATTCAACGGGGTGTTCAAGGAGAGCTCGAACGTAGCCGACACAATGCGGACGCTGATGACCGTTGGTCATGCCGTGCCGACGCGGATCGGCAACCGCATCAGTGTGGCGATCGACAAGCCGGATGTCCCGCAGATGGTCTTCGGCATGGGTTCGATCATCAAGGACTCTTTCGCCGTCAACTACATCTCGATGACGGATCGCGCCAACGAGTTCGAAGTCACCTATTTCGACAAGAACGACCGCAACAAATCCAAGAGCCTGCGCATCGTTGACCCGCTGGCGATCGAGCGCGGCGATGTTCCGAAGACCGTCGCGATCCAGCTGATCGGTGTCGATAACGCGGAGCAGGCTCAGCGCGAAGTTTGGCGCTTGCTCTACGCCAACCGCCTCATCCAGCGCCGCGTTGGGTGACGTTGCACTGGTCGCGCATGACTCGGTTAGCTGGGCTCAGTCTGGGCGTCTGGAGACCGGTAGCAGCGCTTCGGTGCTGCACCTAGACAAACCCGTCACCATGCTCTCAGGCAAGCTCTACGGTGCCCTGGTGGTCTTCCCAGCGCTACAGCTTGCGACGTTCAACGTCACCTCTGTCATGGGGCGCGTGATCAACGTCACGTCTGCACAGGATTTGGACTCTCTGCCGATCGCCCGCGTCCGCTCAATCGCGGGCGATGTGAACGATTTCGAAGTCGAGTCCATCACGCACGTATCGGGCAACGCCTACAGTATGCGCCTCAAGTCCAGCCCGATCTCACTGTCGCCAGGCATGGCGATGGCCGCCTGGTGTGTGGATCAGACCTTCGAGCGCAACGTCACATTCAACGAGGGCGATCACGACACGATCACTCTTTCCGAGCCGCTGCCAGCAGCGCCAGGCATCTACACCAACTGGATGTTTGGTGAGCGCAGCACGTTCAAGCGCCCCTACCGCGTCAAGGAAATCAGCGGCGAGGGTGTGGAGAAGCGCGCTCTGACGCTGGTCGAATATGCTGAAGGCGTGTTCGCCGAGCCGGGTTACTGGGTTCCGATCCCGACATACCAAATCTCCTCGCGCACCGTCTCTCAGGTGAGCGGCCTCGGCATCGATTATGACCGGGTGATCTATGGCGATCAGAATGTCGTCAACGTCCGCGTCAGCTGGAACTCCTCGTCGGTCGTCAGCTACGCCGGCGCGGACATCTATATGTCCGTCAATGGCGGCGAGTTCCGCGCGGTTGGCTCGCAGCAGCTCGTCACGGAGTTCTCGACCACAGCGTCAGCCGAAGACGTGGTTGCATTCCGCGTCATCGCGTTCAACACGCGCGGCGATCGGGCGTCCTATTCGAACGCGCCGACAGTTTCCGCCACCATTGTTCTGGAATACCTGACGCTCGATGCGCCTACCGATCCTGTCTACACCGTGACCTATGGCATCGCGGAAGCTTCCATCGCGATGCCATAGGTCACGGT